TTTGAGGTAAAACAAAAAAAAAACAAACAGCAATAGAAAGTGAGTTAGGTAATACTGAAAAGGAATCAGTAGACTTTTGGAGAGGACAGGCGAATGCGTTTACAGAGGTTTTATCACTAATAAAAAACATGAAATGAAACAAGAACCTAACCGAGGCGGCTACCGTCCAAACTCAGGGCGCAAACAAAAGTATTCAGAGCCAACCATAACAATATCATTCAGATGCCCTAAAAGCCAGGAATGTAAGTTTAAGGAGTTGATAGCTGAAAAGTTAAAAGAGTTGGTTAGTAAAGCGTAATATTAAAATATTGTGTATATTTGTCTACAGATGGAAGCTGCCGAATTAATACATCACATTGAGGTTATGGAAAAATATCCAGTGTTTCAATCGTGGTGTGATTTAATGCGTAGACACTACTTAGGACAGGAACCGGATTTAATAGGATTAGCGTAATGAACTACTCCGAAATGACTATAAAGCTTGAGGCGGTGCGTAAAGAGTTTTGGCGCATGAAGATGTGGTACTTACACTTTCAATACAGATTATTAATGGAGGGTAAAATATGAAACCGGAAGAGCTTAGGATTGGGAATTGGGTTAACAGTGCTGAATGCGGAATTGCACAGGTAGGAAGCTTAGATTCTAGGTCTAGGTATATTGGTTTAATTGATCCTATGGGGGGTTCGCATGATGGAACTACAATTGACTCTGTTTTAGGAATAGAACTAACCGAAGAGTGGCTGGTTAAGTTTGGGTTTGTGAAAAAGGTTGACCATGAACAGCAGGATTTTGAATGGGGAATATTATCGAAAGCAAATACAAGAAGAGGCTTAGGATTATACAAGCCTGAAGAAAAAGAAAACATTTGGTTCGTAACATTCAGGGAAGACGTTGGATGCGGTTGGGCAGACCTAAATGAAATCGAATACGTCCACCAACTACAGAATCTTCACTACGCATTAACCGGAACAGAATTAACTATACAGGGATGAGCGACGAATACGAATATAGATATTACTGGGACCTAAAACCAGGTCACGGCATACCAAATGAAAGACCTGTATTTAAGATACTGCCACCTGACAAGAACTTTAAGTTTGGTGTAAAGCTATACGCATTAACTCTGTTTATTCTACTCACCTCTTGCGCCAAACAAACTACCAAACCTGTGGAGGTGGTGGAGGATCAGCCAATCATTGCAGAACAACCTGTAACAAGAATAAACCATACTACAACATTCAAACTTAAACCAGGATGCTATGAAGTATCTCTAGCCGTAAATACATTCGATAAAACAAGTGAACGCACAACAAAGTACTATTTCTCCCGAAAAGATACAACTATCGTTATAACAACCGATAAGCTGTATTTGAACTATATTTTCTCAAGCAGGGATAAGCCTGATAATTTAGGCATGCAAAAACTTTGTAACGGACAAATTACATTAAACGGTGTCACAACAACCACTACACAATGTAACGCTGAGTTAAACCTTTATGAACGCTAAGGAGATAGTAGACAAACATTTCAATGATAATTATGGGTATTACTACCGAATTTGCTCGCAGCGATATAAGGGACGTTATTTGAAGGAAGATCTTTTACATGATATGTATTTAGAGGTGCTTAAGTCTAAACCAGAAACGATTATCAAAGTTAGTGAACAGGGGAGATTAAGAACTCTATTCATTTGCCGGATGAAAGATTTACTTAGAGAAAGCAAGAAGGTTAAACAGCACCATGATGGTAGCACAAGCGATTTAAACGAATCCGCGCTATCTGCAATAGTTGATATTGATTACCTGCTTAAAGACGAAGGATTTGAGGCTAAGATAATACAACAGGAGACTCAGGAACACATACAAGAACTGATAGATAAAGCGATGCGTACACAGAATAATGGTACTAAAGAACGTAGTAACTATCTTAAAGTTTCAGTATTTCTACATTCAGTTAAAACAAACATTTCGCAAACGTCTAGGGATATGTGTATTCCCAGATACTTTGTTAGCGAGATATACAACGAAGGAAGAGAATATTTAAAACAAGCTATAGAATGAGAGATTGGCTAGAAAAAAACTGTGATTCTTTTGATGGAAATATATTTAACTTTGGTCAAGCAACTGTAGTATTACAAATAGATCAAAGTAATGAACTGGGAATAAAAGTATTGAGTAGCAAACTGGTAAAAGAAGATTTAAAAAACATAATAGACTTATTGAAATGAAAGAAGCAACAGCACACTACTTGGCAAATAAGCCGACTTTCTCAACATGGATCAACTCAAATCAAAAGTTGCCATACTCGCATGATTTACTCAAGCCGCTTATACCAGAATACATGAAGGCTTATCCTAATGCCGATTTGGTATCTTGCCAAACTTGTATTATTGAGATGCTGATGTGGTACAACGATCAAACTAAAGAAACGGAAACCCCTAAACCAAAGAAATAATGAGTAGCACACCAAAAGATAGACAAAAGCGTATTTCAAAAGTAGACGCGCTTAAACAAATCGATATGAGTAAAATCGCTCCTGAAGAGATGTTAGCATTAATTCAGCAAAACGCAGATCTGAAAAGAGAAGTTATGGAGCTTAAAGAGGCTAACAGTAGAACCAGATTAGCCGATCAAATGACTCCAAATGAATATAACTGGTGCGTTGAGGTGTTGAGTAAGGTTCGTGTTACTTTCGATCATGTGAAAGACGCTCCAGTACCGGTAGCTACAGAACCAGTTAAGTTAATCAGTTTAGGGGATTGTTAGATAAATGGGAAAGAAAGTTAAGCCTGGAGATTTTTTACACCACTTTAAGGCGTACATAGCTCACACTAAAGGCAAGCCGTTTGAAGTTGAAGATTGGGTTGGCGCTATGGCTACGCCTGTTAAGCGTAAAAAAGAAAAGCCTTTAACTATGACTGGTTTTAGGGCTTACATGGCATGGAATGATATATCTAGGAATTTAAAAGACTACTTCAGTAATAGGGATGGCGCTTATACTGAATATCAAGAAGAGTTAGAACTAATTAAGGACGTTATTTTTGCAGATCAGCAAGAGGGTGCTATGGTGGGTTTATTTAATTCTGGCCTTACCGCTAAGTTACAAGGTCTAGCTGAAACAGTTCATACAACGGTAACCGAGCAACCGCTTTTGCCGGAAGCATAGTGTTTGCGATAACTACAGCAGTTAAAAAAATACGGGCAATGATGTCCCGTATAAAAATTATACCAGGGAGTTCTTCCGCCGGAAAAACAATTGCCATTCTTATCATAATTATTGACATGTGTATAAGGCGTAAAAACCTTGAATGCTCTGTGGTAGCCGAATCTGTCCCTCACCTTAAGAAGGGGGCAATGAAAGACTTCTTAAAGATAATGAAGCAAACTGGTCGCTTTAATCCGTTAAATTGGAATGCCACAGATAGGAAATATACATTTACCAACGGATCTTATATTGAATTCTTTAGTCCTGAATCTGTAATTGGCTCAAGACGTAATGTTCTTTATATCAATGAAGCTAATTATATTAAGTACGAAGATTACCATCAAATGGCTATACGTACAAGTGACGAGATATTTATAGACTTCAATCCTGCAAATGAATTTTGGGCTCATTTAGAAGTAGCTAAACAAAGTAACGCTTCAATGATTACTTTAACTTATCTAGATAATGAGTCAAGGCCAGCGAATGTAGATGAAGAGTTTAATATCGCAATGGCAAAAGCTGAAGAGGAAAAAGCAAAAGGATTGCCTATTACTTCTTTTTGGCGAAATTGGTGTGAGGTGTACGTACACGGCAGAACCGGAAACCTTCAGGGGGTTATATTCAATAACTGGGACACTGTAAAGGAAATACCAAAAGAATCAAAACTAGTTGGTTCAGGTATGGACTTCGGGTTTACAAATGATCCAACAACTTATTTAAAGGTTTACATGATGGATAACGAACTTTACGTTAAAGAATATCTTTACGAGAGAAACTTGACAAATCCAGACATAGACAGAAGATTAACTGAACTAGGGATTAATAAGAACGATAAAACTATTGCAGATAGCGCAGATCCAAAGTCAATTAAAGAACTTTCTAATTTAGGCTTTAAAATGGAAGCAGCCGATAAAGGCCCAGACAGCATATCAGCAGGGATTAATTGTCTGCAATCATTTAAAATACACGTAACGGAAGATAGCAACAATCTAATAAAAGAGCTAAGAGCGTATAGATGGAAGGTTGATAAATCAGGAACAGCTTTAAATGAGCCTATAGATCACTCCAACCATTTAATCGATGCTCTTCGTTATGTTGCGCTAAACTGTATTTTAAAGAAAACAATGTGGGAGATGTACTAGCAATAGCGTTTTTTTACACGTTATTAAGGTATGGCAAGATCCCCCAAAATAAAAGTACCTGACCACTTAGATAAATTAACCGTTGCGCAGTTTCAAAACTGTCACGAGCATAATAATAACACTTCATTAGATATACTTGACCGTAATTTATTGCTATTAGCAGAAGTTACTGGAGTTCCTATCGATTACCTGGAAACGAAAGTTGAGACAAAGAAGCTAAAACTTTATTTCGCTCAAGTCGGGTCCTTATTCCAAACAGAACTTTCTAAGAAACCTAAACGTTTCATTCGTGTACAGGGGAAAGTTTACCAAGCTATTCAACTGGCATCAGAGCTTCGTGACCTTATGAGTACGGACCAATTTTGCACTTATTCAGAACTCACAAAGAATGATCCTATTAAAGCGATGCACTTAGTTTTACCGCTAATGTATTGCAAGTATTCGCTATTCGGTAAACCTGTAATAGGTAAAAATCAATCTACTCTACAGGAAATATTTAAGCATGCGAAGATGGGGGATATCTCCGGAACCGCTTTTTTTTTCGAAACTCAGTTACAAGCATTTATGCCAGTCTTGCAAGAGATGAACGACCAAGCGATGAAGACGATCAACCAGCATCTACAGGAAATAACGCATGGGGAGGACTTCACGAACAGTACGGTTGGGTAAATACTATGTTTCAGATTGCAGGGCAAATGCCAGGTAACGTAACGGTGCAAGATGTTGGAGAGTGGAGCGCGGTTGAATTTATATTTTGGATTAACTATTTCAAGAAAGTTAACGCAATTAAACAGTTTGAATTAAATAGAAGTTGAGTAGAACACTAGCGATATTCGGGATAAAACTAAAGAAAGATGTTTTGGCATCTATCAATAAGGCTGAGCAAAAGAAAGCAGCTAAGTTTGGTAGATCAGCAAACGGAAATAGTAGAATATCAGGCACTGTAAAAGTGGCCTTTGATAATCCGCAAGACCCGAATACACTTATTCTTTCAATGGCTGATTACTGGTACTGGCTGGATAAGGGTAGAAAAAAAGGTCCGGTAAAAAAGACAGCAGATATCGCAGGATGGATAAGGAGAAAAGGAACTAATCCTGTAGCTATTATATCAAAGATGGAAGCTGACAGGGGTTATGTAAGAAAGAAGCCGATAGCTTTTGCAAAGGCTGTAAAGCAGTTTGATTTTATAGTACGCCGATCACTCAGGACAGAAGATACAGAACCAACACACTTCTGGTCTGATGTAATAAACGATGGTCGCCTTGTTCAACTTCGAAAGGACCTAGCAACAGAATTTAAAAAAGAAATTAAAATAATCATTACCAATGGCAGTAACTAGAGTATACGAACCTTTTGCAATAGTAAATCCAGCTCACAACGATTTAGAGTTTAGAGCGGTGAGCGATCAAATTGCGCAGCCTAATTTTATTTATTATGTAACCGTAACTATCTCTGGAGATACTTATGTATACAAAATACCACCTGCGCCGGATGGGCAGTGTGACTTTAACGCTCGGTCAATAGCTGAGAAGTATGTAAAGAATTACTACCCGTTTCAAATTAATGGATGGCAAGAGGTGATCGATGGTTATAAAACAATGGTGGTTAACATTGGTGAGTTTTACGGATCAACTCCAACTGTTCATACGGGAACTAATGTAACTATTAACGTTTGGAACGGATCGCTATCCTTAAAACAACGTAGGACTTATAGAGATACAGATTACTCTACTAATGCTAAATGGCTGAATAATTACCCTTTAGTATCTACAGTTGATTCCCCTGTTGCAACAATAGACAGGAATCATGATATGCCTTTTTTCTTTCTAGACCCAGGTAAAGTTATTACTAAAGTCAGGATATCAACGTGGACTTATATAGGCGGTGTTATTGGTGCTGTTGCTACGGTGGATGTAGCGAATAGCACGGGAAAGGAATATATTTGTATAAACTTATCTCCCGCTTCAATTAACGCTTTACTTGGCGGGGGATCTCCATTTAACGGGACTGAAGATTTCTATATTGTAGAATTCTTTACAATAGCAGGAGGCACTACTTCTGTTCAAAATGCTATAATATTTATTGCAGATCCTTGTCCGGTATCAATGGTAAATAATAATCGTTGGGTTTTCTATCAGAATAAGTTAGGGGCTTATGATTTTATAGATACGAAGTTAACGCCGACCAAGGGAATAAACATTAACAGAACCTTTTATAAATCGGTTGTTCCTGCGTTATCTCAGGCTAGCTCTTACTTTGTTGTAGGATCAACTAACGAGAACGGTATAAACCCTTTACCGGCGAATCAAAAGATACTATCCAGTACTTATGAATATGTTGAGACCATGAATTCAGAATGGTTAACGAATAAGCAAGTGGAAGATGTTGCAGACTTATTTACAACATCAAGTGCATTTATTCAGGAAGCCGCGAACGATTATAATCTAAAGTTACCGGCTGATTCATATTATGAATATAGAAACGAATACCTGGAAAAGAATGTGAAGTTAGTGCTTAAGTTTAATTCAGTTAATACAGAGGTTCGTCAACATGAATAAATCACAGTTATACATAGATAACGTTCCTGTTCCTGTAATGGAAGAGTTGCAGGTTAATATTAGTAAGCTTATTGCGGACGTGAGAGATCCGGATAAACGCAATACTGATTTCAGTAATACCGTTTTAATTCCAGGAACAAATCAAATAGATAAACTTTTTGAATTCTGCTTTGAATTAGATATAGATCTACAGTATTTCAACCCTAATTTAAAGACGGCTGTTTCTTATAAAGTAAACAATACTGAAGTTATTGGAGGATGGTTAAAGCTTAGTAAGATAAGACGCAACTACGATAAGAAATATCACATTTACGAGTGCGAGATAAAAGGCCACTTCTCGGATCTGTTTTTTAAAATGGCAGACTTAGAGTTAAGATCTTTAGACTTCTCAGAATACGATCACGATTTAACGAGAGACAATGTAACGGATAGCTCTAACGCTTCACCTACGAATTACGTTAATGGTTCTTTAGTTGCAGCAGTTGAAGGATTAGGTTATAGATATCCTGTTATTGACTTTGGTTATAATAATGGGAACGTAACAGAATTTAAGTTGGCAGGATTTAGGCCTATATTTTTTGCATACGAGTACCTGCTAAAAATATTTGCAACGCATGGTAAAACGTTTTCGAGTAACTTTCTATCTTCTAGTTACTTTAAAAAGGTGGCTATTCTACCTACTGAGATAATTAAAAAAGACTCAGATGTAATTGACAACACTACATTTATAGCCGGTCAAACTGGAATAGATTTAAACTATCAGTTTGCTTTAACATCTTCAGGAACTCCTACAAATTTCTACTGGAATAACCCCGCATCTTATCAATCAACTATTATACTTAATAACGACAGCACCTTGCCTTATAGAGATGCGTCGGGAATGAACGACACTACAACTGGTATTTTTACAATAGCTGCCACGTCAATCCAAACGGTTAAACTTTATCTACACATAATCGGAAAAGTAAACACACCCTCACCAACTGATACTGTTGGAGAGAGAGATTTATTTTGTCAATTGCACTTAGATACATTGATTGGCGGCGTTTGGACGTTAAGACAGAGCTCGGATCCAGTATCATTCACTGCCAATACTGCAGACATGAACCATGTGTTTAGTTTTGAGTTCACTGGTTTATTTACAGCTGGAGAAACTAACCGGATAAGAATGGACTCGTCTATGACCAAAGTTAGGATCTTTGATTCTGGAGGTTTTCCGGTTGTTGCTGGTACGGCAACTTACAGCTTTGTAATTACCAAGTACGGCATAGATGCTTCAACAGATCCTTACTTAACAATAAGCCCTACATCTATGGAAGTAGACGAAGGCGAACTCGTGCAAGTTAATCAGGCTATTCCGGATAAAATAAAGCAAGCTGATTTTTTTAAAGGTATTATCAATATGTTCAATCTTTACTGCGATATAGATAAAGATGATCCTAATAATTACATAATTGAGCCGGAGCCTTTTTTCTTTCAGGACGCTATTTACGCACGAGATTGGTCAGATAAAATAGACATAGGTCAGGACGTAGTTATTGAGCCTGTAGCTGGCGGCGCTATTAAGGGAATGAAGCTACTGTATAAATCAGATGGCGACTACTACAATAAAGTTTATCAGGATCAATACGGTGAGCCTTATGGCACTTTAATAACTCAAGGCGAGAATCAATTTAATAAGGAAATAAAAACAATTGAGTTGTTGTTTAGCCCAACTCCTTTGGTTGGTAATGATACTAACAAACTTGTTATTCCAAAGATTTACAAGAATGACAACGGAGTAGTTAAGCCTACAAGGGCAAATATCAGGATTGGATTTTGGAATCCAGTTCCTGTAAATATTTATCCTAGTAACTGGGTTATTAAGAGTACTATTTACGGTGACTTGTCAAATACAGAATACCCTTATTGCGGTCATTTAGACCACCCGTTCTTTCCTACTATCGATATGAATTTCGATGTTCCTTTTGAGATCTATTACACTTTACAAACGGGGCAAACTTACACAACTTCAAATCTTTGGACTTATTATTATAAAACATTATTTGAAAGATTAACAGATAAGAATAGTAAGCGCGTAACGGCTCAATTCGCCTTAAACGAACTTGATTTAAAAGTGTTTGATTTTAGACAATTAGTTTACGTACTAGGAACTTACATGCGAGTAAATGCTATAAACAATTTTAATATTCTTGAAAACAAAACTACAGAGGTTGAACTTCTGAAAATATAATGGCACAAGACGAGGTAATACAAATAAGCACAGGTAACTCTGCTAAGTCTTTATTGGATTTACGCAAAGAGTTAAAAGACACACAAGTAGAGCTTTCAAAAACAAAGCAAGGCACTAAAGAGTATCAGGAACAGTTAGAGAAACTTGGCGCAATAAAAGACGACATTGGAGATCTTCGTGATGTAATTGGAGCCTTAAACCCGGAAGGTAAAGTGGCGGCATTTTCAAACGTAGCAGGTAAACTGGCCGGGGGGTTCCAGGCTGCTACGGGAGCCGCTGCGCTATTTGGAGGGCAGAGCGAAGAACTTGAAAAACAGTTATTGAAAGTTCAAGCTGCTACTGCGTTCGCTCAGGGTATTCAAAGTATAATTGGTTTAAGTGACGCCTTTGCAGCTCTAAAAGTTGTTTTACTTTCGTTCAATCCAGTTCTACTTATCGCTGTCGCAGCGGTTACGGCTATTGCAGTAGCTTATAAAGTATGGTCTGAAAACATGAGTGATGCAGCTGTAGCGGATGCCGCATTAAATGCTGAATTAGAAAGACAAGCAAAGCTACAGGATAATATTAATGCGGGAATACAAAGGGAGTTGGAGTTAAAAAAAGCAGTTGGTTTAACTACAAAAGAAACAAATAAAGCCGAACTAGACGCTCAGATTCAAATATATGCCGGAATCCGAACCCGTCAAATATTATTACAGCAAATAAATGATAAATCAAAAGAGCAATCCGATGAACTCAGAAAACTAGATAGAGAGGAGCAGGACGCATACAATAAAATATTAATCCTTAAAATATCTGGGGACAAAAAAATACGCGAAGAGGAAAAGAAGACTAGGGAAGAGCAAAAACAAAATGCAGCAGACAGGCGAAAAGAACTAGAAGCTGAGTATGCTCAAATTTTAAAAAACGTTGATGTAAATTTAAAAGCAAGGCAAGCTGAACGTGACAGGGATTCTCAAATGGAATCGGAAAGAAGGGCGGCTGAATTATCAGGTGAAGCTGAATATTTAGAACAAGATAGATTATTAAAAGAATATTACTTAAATTCTGAATTAGAAGAAAGTCAAAGATCGAGAGAGATACAAGATGAGAGAGATATAAGTGCTTCTGAAAAAAGAAAAGAACTTGCTAAACAAGAAGCGGATGCCAGAACTCAGGCTATTCAAAAAGGTTTATCTGCTGCTCAACAACTTTCAGACCTATACTTTCAAAATCAACTACAAAATGTAGAGAAGGGAAGCGCAGCAGAACTTGAGGTAAGAAAGAAAGCATTTAACGTAAACAAGGCTTTTCAAATTGCCAATGCCACTATTAACGGAGCGCAAGCAGTATTGCAAGCCTTAGCAAGTTTACCTCCGCCTTATTCATTTGTAGTTGCTGCTATTTCTGGTATCGCGGCCGCTGTTCAGATTGCTAAAATTGCTTCTACTAAATTTGACGCCGGCGGTACGTCAGCGCCAAGCGCAGGAGGTTCAATTTCTGCCCCTAGTGTGGCTACACCAACAGCACCAACAGTTCAGCCATCAACTAATTTAAACGCTAATGGGACTCAAAGTACAACACCTTTAGTTAGAACTTATGTATTGGCAGCAGACGTTACGGAGAAGCAAAACGATGCTAAAAGGATAAAAACTGAAAGCAGTTATTAATTTTTACACGTTTATTTAATATGCAAGTACCTGTTTACAAAATGACATTAGATCCTAGCAATCCAAAACTAGGAATGAAATTTATGTCAATGGTCGGAAGCCCAGCTATAATGGTTAACTGTGTTAAGTTTTCAGAAGACAAGCGGGTTAAATTATCGCTATCTGAAAATAGAATATTCGGGCCTGCATTAATTCCAGAGTTGTTAATTGAAAGAAATAACAACGGGCAACAGTTTTATTTATCTATAGATTCGGAAACAATAGAGCAGTTTCATTTAAAAGCATGTAACGATAACGCCTATAAAAACTTAGACGTAGATCACAGCAATCAACTTATTCAAGGTGTTACCATTGATACAATGTTCATTACAGGCCCAAACATAACCAGTAAAGTACCTGGATTTGAAGACATGCCAGAAGGCACTTTATTCTTAGGGGCAAAAGTCAACAATTCAGAAATAATTTCTAAGATACAGTCAGGGGAAATAAATGGATGGAGTATTGATGCTATGTTTAGTTTCGAGCCTTCAGAGGTATTGTCAGACAAGCAAGTTGAAGGATTAATTAAAGAAGTTTTAAACAGCTTATAATAATTACACGTTAATATAGTATGGATAAGAATATTTTAGACAAAGTTAAAGATTTCATTACAGCTAAATTTTCAGCTGAGGAAATTACAGCTATTAAAACAGAGGCGGCTAAATTTGATGTAGCGCCAGTAGTTACCGCTCCAGCAGCTCCAGTAACCTTGAAAGAAGCGAAAACAAAAGACGGCAAATCAATTTCTTACGATGGTGAATTAGCAGCTGGTACAGTTGTTACTATTTTAGATCCTGCTTCACAAGCAGTTTCTCCGTTGCCAGTAGGAGATTATGAATTAGAAGATGGTACTAAAATCACTGTGACTGAAGCTGGTAAAATCGGCGTAGTTACTCCTGTAGTAGTTGCAGCTCCAGTTCAAGAGCCTGTAGCAGATATGGCTAAAATGTCTCTTCAATTTTCAGAACAAAAACAAGCTTTTGAAACAAAACTTTCAGCTTACGAGAAAGAAAACAAAGATATTAAAAACGAATTAGCAGAGTTAAAAACGTCTCACGGCAAACTGTTAACTCAGTTTTCAAAGTTGTTAGATACTCCTATTCCAGTTGTAACCAGAACTCGCAGCGCCGATGTGGACATCTCTACCTTAAAAGGTAAAGAAAAATACCTGGCTATTAAAGAAATGAATTCATAAACCATACACCCCCTATAAAATGGCAGATTGCAAATACAAATTTACAGACAAAGTTAATACAGTAGAGTTAACAGGATTCTTTCCAGAAGGTAAAGAACAATTATTAAAACTTTCTACTAAACAATTAAAAGGGGTTTCTCCTTTTGGTGTACAAGGTGGTGTTATCACTGAGGAAGATTTAACAGACGAGTTAGCAGAATGGTTAATGGCTCGTAAATCAGCACCAACAGAAGCTTATCCTGAAGGAGAGTTTCTATACAAAAACGCAATAGAATTAAAAGCAAAATCAAAATAAAATGGCAATCACACTAACAGCAGGTACGTTTACCGCATCTGGTAAAACTTACGAACCAATCTTAACTGAACTCTTATTTTCGAATAAGACTTTGAATGAAGATTTAGTAACCTTAGCGGACGACATTAAGTCGACTACTGAGATAACAGAAGTAAGTGCAACGGTAACGATGCAGGCTTATACTTCAGGCGCACCAACATCGCAAGGCGGTCAAACATCCGTAGGTACAGTTATCACTCCAGTGAAACTAATGTACTATAACGAGTTTGATCCTGAAACTTTACGTTTCTCTCGTTATGGTCGCGACATGAAAAAAGGCGCTTGGAACCTTAACTTAGGCGAATTTGAAACGGTTGTTTTGGATTTGTATAACCGTAAGATTTCACAAGACGTTGAAGCTAAATTTTGGAATAACGCTTTAGCAGCTACTAAAGTTTCAGTAGCAGCAGGCGCCAACACAACGGCTGAAAAAGCTTATGTAGCTGGTATTACAGCTGGTTTGTTTGACGGTTTAATTACTCGTATCATTTGGAATGGTGGCGCAGTAGGTGGACGTATCAACGTTGTTGGTACAACTATTTCAGCTACAAACATTCTAACTGAATATGGTAAGCTTTACGCAGCTATTCCGGCAGTAGTTTTACAAAACACTGAAGAGAAAGTTCGTATCTACGCACCGTACTCGCATTTACAATTCATCAACCAATACAATGTAAACCCCGCAAACTTTACAAAACCTTTCGTGGTTACTAAGTTAGGCGAACCAGGTCAAACGGTTTTCTTTCAAGGGATAGAAGTTGTTTTTGTGCCAATGGCAGAGAATCAAATGTTAGCAGCTTTACCTTCTCACTTAATGTGGGCTACGGATTTAGCTTCAGACATCTCAATGATGAAAATTGATTTCATTGCAAATAACCGTCAAGACATGTTTGTTAAACACATCTTTACAATTTTTGCACATGTAATGTTACAATCTACTAACGTTTTATACCTATAACAAATGGCTTGTCAATTAGCATCTAGTTACGATTTTTCGGCAGGTTGCCAGGCTTCCATTGGAGGCGTTGACAAAGTGTATATCATGGAATTTGCTAACGTTTCATCAGTAACAGTTACGGCAAATGTAGTTACAGCGGTTACGAAAGTAGCAACTAAAGTCTACAGAACTTATAATCTTGCAAAAGAAATGGGGTCTGATAGTGATAACTTAGCGCGTAATGTTGCAACAGCTTCTATGCTTTACGATCATAAAGTAGATTTTACTACTAATGGGATCACAACAGCGATGAAACAAGAGTTAAAAGCAATGGCCCAAACTCCACTTTCAGTTATCGTTTTAAGACGTGACGGCACGGCTTGGATGTATGGAAAGCAAAAGGGCATGGACTTAGTGGTTGGTAATATGCAAAACGCTAAAGAGGCATCTAACGGTCCACAAATGGTTTGGGGCTTTACTGGTCAAGAACCGGACGTTGCTTTAGAAGTTCAATTCTCAGTACTTGCAACACTTTTAAGTTAATTTTCTTTACTCATATCCTATCAATTAAAAAGCCGCTTTAACGAGTGGCTTTTTTTAAATCTAGCAATATTTACACGTTATTATAATAGTGGTTATCCTAAAGAATTCATCTAAAAACGCGGTGTTTACGTTATTCGAAAGAACTACGTTGAGTCCTGTTTATTACTTATTTGAGTTTATTAAAAAGGGGACACTTGTTTCTGTATTCTGTGTAGCAGAAGATGTAAGCACTTCTACCAATAGATCAAATGAATTTATTATAAAAGATACCGCTTCGCCTAATCCTTTATTAGGAGAGATTAATTTAGAGCCAGGCGAATACATTTATAAAATTTACGAGCAGTCTAGCCCTACAAATTTAAATCCATCAGGGTTAAACATTGTAGAATGCGAAAGATTAACCGTAAAGCCTTACGAGGTTGTACCTACAGAATACACTAATAACGATTTAACTAATGTCGAATACAGCGGATAACATAAAGAATTCGGAAGTATTCGAGATTAAGCTTGCTATTGATACGCAGCCTAAAAACGCTATTGATCCGCAAAAGAGAATGGTTAAATGGGGAAAAGATAATAACTACCCTTCTAAGTTATTATTCTGGTTTAATAACCATGCGGAACACGGAGCGATTGTAAAAGGTAAGGCGCGATACTTATCAGGATTAAAGATTAAAACAGATTTAGATGTACCAGCCGTTAATGAATTTCTAGAACACGCCAACCCGCGCGAGTCATGGTATGATCTTCGTAAAAAATGCGAGCTTGATGAGGTGTTAAGCGGGGGATATTATTTGATGGTTATTTCTAATGTATTAGGAACTCCTGTAGAATGGTATCACATGGATTTTGCCAAGTGCAGAATGTCAGAATGTGGTGAGTATGTTTTGATTTCAGAAGATTGGTCCGGAAAGAATCACTGGAGGGTGGGATATGAAACTTATCCGTTATGGCAAGAAGGATTGGTCGGCATATCTATTTACAGATATAAAAACTACGCTCCTTCAGATAATAAATTAAGCTCTTACTATTCTAAACCGGAATATGAATCTTGCTCTTTAGATATTGATACAGATATGCGTGTATCGACTTTCTTTAACGCATACATACGTAATAACTTTAGCGCTGGTCGTATTGTTACTATTTTCAACGGGGAAACAGATCCTGAGAAAAAAGCTACTATAAGTGATAAATTAAAAGGGAATTACGAAGGCGAAGATAATGGCGGTAAAACTGTTGTAGTGTTCACTACGGAGAACGGAAAGGCTACAGAGATAACTGCTATCGATTCTAACAACCTGGAGAAACAGTTTCAGGAAGTTTATAAAAGATCCCTACAAAAAATATTGGTTGGTCATGGCGTTAACGGCGAGCTGTTTAAAGTTCGTCAAGAAGCTGGTAAAATGGGACGAACTGAAATAGTTGAGAACCATGAATTGTTAGTAAACGAATACGCGAAGCCTGGACAAATACCGTTCAACAAAACGGTTGAGCTATTCTGTAAATTAAGAACAGGTTACAAGCCAAATATCGATGTGGAGCAGATTAAACCAATAGGTATTGAATTGGATTTAAATAATCAAAATGTTATCAACGCACTAAACGCTAAAAACCCTGATTACGTATTTAATTACATAATGGATAAATTCGGTTTAGAAGAAATTGAAACTGAATTAGCGCCAGGTGAAGTTGAACAAGGGGGGGTGGTTAATGAACATTTAAAGAACTTAACAGGCAGACAAAGACAAAGCATGCTAGCGATTGTTAGACAGTTTAAAAACGGGCAATTGAATCAAGAGCAGGCTACTTTGATGCTTAAGACTTCATTAAACTTTACTGACTCACAGGCGTTAACGATGTTAGGAGTAAGTAATTTAGATCCTGTAGTGCAGCAATCAAAACAAGACAAGAGTACTAAGTTCTTTGAATTGTTTGATAAATATGCCCATAACATAAACTTTGAAGACGAAACTTTAGATGTTCAAAATGTAAAGTTTAAATCTGTTGGCGAAATGTTACAATTTGAAAAAGTAAAATTCGCCGAATTAAAAATTACAACTGATTTAAAAAACTCAATCCTTAACGAATACAAAGGCGATCCTACTGTTAAGTCAGAAGTATTAGCTCGTAAATACGACATAAGCGAAGATTTGGTAAATAAGATTACTTCTAACTTAATTAAAGGTAAATTATTAAACGAAGACTTTACGCCAACTACAAAGGCCTTAGATAAAACTACAGAGCCACGCGCAGAGACTACTGAGATTTACACAGAATATGTTTATGCTAAACGTGCAGATTTACCAGGAGCAACAGTTATACCAACGACAAGGGATTTTTGCAGGCAGTTAGTAGAAAGAACTCAAAGTAAAGCACTTTCTTTCGAAGCTATATTTTCAATGGAAAACGACTTAGGTGAAAACGTTTGGGATTACAGAGGTGGTTTTTATACCAACCCTAAGACAAATGAAACAACACCTTGGTGTCGTCACGTATGGAGTGCAGTAACTAAAATCAGAAAGGTTAAGAAATAATGGCAACGATATTACTTATAGATCAGGCTTATCTTATCTCTAACTCAGTTATTGATGATAACGTAGATTACTCTAAGGTGCGTCCTATGATTGAAGATATTCAAACGGATATTATCATGCCGATATTAACCGGAACTGATTTGTACAATCAGATAATTACACAGATTCAATCTTCGCCTGTTGCACCTTTTTCAGGACTAAGCACAGACAATAAGTATTTACTTGATACATACATTAAAAAGATTATTGCTTTATACGTAGCTAAGGAACTCTGTGTTACCCTAAAATTTAGAATGATGAATGCGGGAGTGCAAGTTAGAACTACAGAGAATAGCCAATCAGCAGAAACGGCTGATATTTGGAAACTAGCAGACTACTGGAAAAATAAAGCTGAAAGCAAAGGGCAGTTAATGTTAGACTACATAAGAGCTAATCCTACTAAGTACCCCGCATTCTACACGGCGGTTAATCTAAACTCAAAGATGCCAGCTACAAGCACTTACGATGTGGATATTTTTTTGGAAGATACAACTTATAGAGATCGTCCTAATAATGGTTTACCAAATAACTATGGATAAGAGAAAAAAAAGAAACGAAAAGAAGCTAATCGAATATCTAAAGAAAAACAAAGACAAAATAAGTGTATACACGGAACCAGATAGATCAAATGATAATAGACTTAACGATTGCTCACAAGCAGATCGAAAGTTGTTTCTTTGATGAACTGCCAACTGTAGCGCCTGATTACCGCACTGTAATTGTTGAGCCTTTAGATGCGGTTGTGAGTGGCAAGAATATAACTTTCCCGTATAAGGTTAGAATATTTGACAGGCCGAATTTAGAAGGGAAAACCCTAAACGATAGAGAGATAATAAGTGATTGCACTACTATCGCTTTAGACTTTATAACATATTTCTATAACACTAAATTTGCCCAACCATTAACAGCTAACGAGGAGGCTATAATTACCCCTGTACAATGGCAACTAGAAGACCTAGCAACTGGAGTTGAATTTACTTTAACGCTTAGTCAGGTAATTGATTTTAACGCTTGTATGATCCCAATGAACGGAGTACATGTAGATGAAAATGCAAATGTGGCGTTTATAGTTGATGAAGATACAGGAGAAATATTATACAGATTACCGGTAGGGCAAAGATTCGGAGTAAAACGAATACGATCAATAATTGACACGATTGACAATAATACAGATAACATTGTTATAGATCCGTTACCATAATGGCAGGAGAAATTTACGCAAGCGTTCAGCTTGGATATAAAAATTTAGCTTGGTTCAATGCCAACCCAAATCTGGTTTTAAAACTTGGTCAAAGGGTAGACTATTTACAAACCGGAACCTACAAAATAGGTGACGGTGTTACGGTATTAAGCGCTTTGGCTTTTTTAGGTGGAAGTTCTGGCGGAGGTACATGGGGATCAATAACAGGAACGTTATCGAATCAAACGGATTTACAAACGGCTCTCAACGCAAAACAAGCAACCCTGGTAAGCGGAACTAATATCAAAAGTATTAACGGAGTTTCTCTACTTGGCAGTGGTGATATTATTGTAAGCGGTACAGCTACGTTAATTTCTACTTATGTCGGTGTTGGCACTGGTGCAGATACTTTAGGCGGGAGCGCTAATCTGACTTTTGCAAATCAATCTCTATTAATAAATAGTGCTGCTGCTGGAGCTAGTTTTAAAATAACAGCAACGACAATAGACTATACATCTAGTGTTGGCGCTATGGTTGTGCAGGCGGTAGATCAGTACGGGCAAGTGTTGACCTTACAGGCTCCGACAGACTTTTATACTGGATTAATTCTCACCTCTTATAAAGCTTTTGGCCCAGGTGGCGGGGCTATGTTAGCGGGTTGTTCTTTCACTTCGAATACAGTAAATTATTTTGGCATATTTAATCCAGCGCTATCTCCAATGTTTAAGGGTTATACTGGAGGAAGTGTCGAGGTTACAAATAGAATGTATGTTGGCGGCGTTTCGTCAACACCAACAGCTCTTTTACAGCTCGCAGCAGGAACTTCAATAGCAGGAACAGGCCCTTTAAAAATGGGCGTTGTTGGGGCCGCTTTAGTTGGTACTCCTGAAATCGGTTTATGGGAAGTAGACAATGCAAACAGAGCATACTACACTGGGGCGAGTGGAACCCGAAATACTATTGCTTATTTGAGTGATGTATCAACTCCAGCGATAACAGCTGGTGCGGTTGTTATAGGTAGCGGAAGTGGAATTACTGAAGTTCCAACTAAACTTTTTTACGATACTACAAATAACTTACTGTACGTTAATGGTAACTCTGGTGCTTTTGCAAACACAAAACTACAAGTTTACGATAACGTTAATGCGTTTACTCAGGTAAACTATCAAAACTTAAGCTCTGGAACAGCTGCAAGTACTGACTACGTAGCTACTGCAAATAATGGAACAGATACCACTAACTTTGTAAACTTAGGTATTAATAGCTCTGCTTTCTCAGACGGAACATTTACCATAGGCGGGTCTTTAGCAAGTTACTTATATTCTAATGGCGGTAATATGCTTTTGGGAACATCTACCGCTAATGCTATAGTAATGTTTACAGGTGGAACTTTAGCGGCGAACGAGCGTTTAAGAATAAACCCGCCTACTACTTCTGGTATAGTTGGAAGTTTTGTTTTTACACCTACAAGCAACACGGGGCAAACAGCGTCTACTGCTATTGTAGGGTTATCATATCAAGCCTCATCAAGAACTTGGTTATCTGGAGCTATTCCTACTCAGAAAGAAATATCTTTACTTGCCACTACCTACAACTTTAGTGGATCTTCTACAATTACGAACGCGTACGGCTTATATGTTGAGCCGCCTATTCAAGGAACAAATGCAATTATAACAAACAATTGGGCAGCTGGTTTTAATGGTCAAATACAAGTTACTGGAGTTAATAAAGTTACGATTACGCAGCCAACTACTTCAGCAACATTAACGCTTGTTACCGGATCTTCTTTGATTACAGCGGGGGCGTTTGCACTTACTTTAACTTCAACAGCTACAAGCAACGCTACTATTCCATCAGGAACCGGAACACTTGCGTATTTAGCAGGGGCAAATACATGGACAGGATTTTCACAATTCAATCCAGCAGCAAGAACTTCAGGAGCAAATCCAGCGTTCTCTATAACTAAACCAAATGATACAAATCAAACTGCTTCAACATCAATAAGCGGATTTAGATTAATCGGAGGTTCTCGCCAATGGGCTACAGGTAACATTGTAGATCAGTCTGAAAACGATTGGGGACAGGTTGTTTATACAGCGGTTGGTGCTTCTGTTATTACAAACGCTTATGGGAATCAATTCAGTGAACCGTTAGCAAGTACAAATATTACAATTACAAACAACTACGCTATAAGGGCTAACGGTCAATTATTGTTAGCAACGCTAGGTAGAGGTTTATGTATACGTGAAGGATCAGGGGGACTTTCCGGAACCGTAACGCTTACGGGTGGTACAGCTACAGTAACAGGGATAACAGCTATGAGTGCGTTGTACAGGGTATTTGTAACGGGGAACGGTACATCTGGATCTCCTGGTTATTTATCCGTTACAAAGAACGCAGGGTCTGGATTTACAGTAACTTCAAGCAGTCCAACAGATACAAGAACAGTAGATTATTTTATTATTATAGGAGCTTAAAAAACACAAACATGAAAAAAATAAAACTATTACTATTATTACCGTTTGTAAAACTATTTGTTTTTGCAGTAGAGCATCCTACTATAACGGCAACAGCAGGATTTTCGACTATTATCACAAACGGAAAAGCTCAATTCTCACCGATGTTTATTCCGGTAGACTCCGCATGCTATTATACAGGCGCATGGAGCGGTAAACTTTTATATAAAGTAAAAGACAGTATTGGAGTAACTAACGGTTGTTACTTTCAAATCAGTACCAATACAATTAAATTAGACCGCTATTCGTCTACCAGAAATGACGGCACTCCAACTTCACAATTATGGGTAGATAATAACGGGTATCTTAAAAGGTCGCCGGTGAGTACTGTTAAACGTCAGATTCCAATGACAGCGACAACAAACAGTTTAGGGATAGTTACATTTACATTTGCCGCATTCCCTGTAGTTCCTAATATTCAATACACTGGAGGTTTTGGTACTGGGAATAAAGAAACGATAATTCCAGCAGCAGCACCTACAACTACTTCATGTAGTTATAAGGTAGAGTTAAGGAGTGATGTTTTAGGATTATTACCAACGTACTCAAATGTAAACGGACGCGAGGTTAACATATTAGTTTCAGAAAAATGATAGACACATTCCCATTAGGTTCAGTAAAGACGGTTGTATTAGTTCCTTCAGAAACAGTTCAAACAAATGTTATTAACTGGGAGCAAATGCGAGCAGATGGTAATAAGTTTGAAATACTTGTTTCATTCGGCGAGGCCGGACAAGGAGAAACACGTTGGATTACTATAAACGAATCTCCAAATTATAACCCTAACGTTAGCAGAAATACAATTATTTCCGTAGCTTCGCAAAAACTAGGATTATGAAAAAACAACTAACGCTATTGGAACGCGTAATACTTCCAAACATTCTACCTGAGACAGGTAACTACGTAGGGCTTATAATGAATAAGTCAATCACTTCTAAAGTTGAATTAACCGTTGAAGAGATTGAAAAATACGGTGTAACGCCAACGGAAACAGGAGGGCTTCGCTGGAATCCTAAAGACGTTCCTGAGTCTTTTGAAGTAGAGTTCAGTGAAAAGGAATTAGAGGTTATCAAAACATCTATCCAACGCTGGGACAAAGAAGAGAAGTTAACAAAAGAATACATTACAATTTACGAAAAATTTAACCAATAAAAAATAGACACAAATGAATCCAGACAAAACAGCTTACAAAAACGCCCTTATTGCAAAAATCGACACTTTAGTATCTCATGGCGGAGTTATGAGTGACGCGGAATTAGTATCAGTATTTAACGGTGTGTTAGAAGTAAATCAAAACGTTAGTCCTACTAAAGGTGGCGGTACTGTAAAACACGTGTTTGAATATGTTAACTAGTGAAGAGATTGATATACTTCATAGCAGCTTTAATTTTATATCCGGCATCGTACGGAATATGCGAATTGATTTATCCATCAATAAAAGACATTGATTACTGGAATGCAGTAAGATTTATCTTATTTGATGTGACTATTTTCCTGTTATGTAAAGTAGCTCTCTTAACTGACGAACTACCCAAAGAAATTAAATTAGGGATTTACGTACTGATTAGTATGTTATTCGCGAGCATCTTAGAGAAGTTTTTATTCCTTAAAAGCTTAGGTAAAGATGAGTTTCACGGCATGGACGTCTTGTTTATAATCGCATCTTTAATTTTAGGTTACAAGAAATACTTTTATGCCGTCGACGGAAAACATAACAATACCAATAAGTAAGGCGGCTGTAGTCGTTGTTGCAATATGCGGGTTTATAGCTACTGTTTTAATACAGTACTACACAACTCAGGCGGCTATAACAGCCGGATTTAACAACATGAAATCGGAAATTCAGGACTTGCGAAACACTGATAAGATCATGCAAATTGATATTAATGGTATTCGTAATCAGGCAGAATTTAACGCTTCACGTATTGAAGATATAGAAGAGTTTATAAAGCCTGATCCTATTGTAATTAAACCACGCAAAAGATGAAACTAACCCTCACCCGTAAAGAATTTACCAGCAAGGCTACGCTAGGCCAATTGGATATTAACGGTACGCCGGAATGCTGGATATGTGAAGACGTTGTAAGAGAGGGCGCAAAGATTCACGGTCAAACTGCTATACCATACGGAAAGTATAAAATAGTTGTAACGTTATCGAACAGGTTTAGTAAGCTGGCCGGAAAAGATGTTTACTTGCCACAATTATTAAACGTCCCAGGATTCGAAGGTATTCGCATACACAGTGGAAATAAACCAGAAGACACTGAGGGTTGCTTATTACCTGGAACTGTAAAAGGCATTGATTCGGTTGGTAACTCACGTACTGCATTTATAAACTTAAACGACAAGATTAACGCAGCACTAAAGGCTGGGGAAGATGTTTGGATAACTATTAAGAAATGAAAAACTACGGCATATACACAGTATGGACTAAATGTTGGGAAGGCTTAACAGGCGGCCCCGATGGTTATTCGATTAAGAAAATGATAGCTGCTTTATACGCTACCGTTGGAGCTGTGTTATTATTCATTTACACCAATACAAATAATTTCTTAGCTGTGTTGCCTATCATTCTAGGGTTCATTACTTCTCTTATTGTTATCAGGGCAGTAGAGAAAAACAATGTACTGAAGAGCGAGGCTAAAGAAGAGACTGAGGTGAAGTAAAATGGCGGAGGTAAATTTAACTATACAGGTAATTACAATAAAAACCGAATGTGATCTTTCTAAATGCGAAGCGTGTGAAGATACTATTTACACGAAAAATAATCAATTTGCAATGAAAGCAAACGGTAAAATAATTCCATTAGAAGTAAAGTTATGTAATTCTTGTTTTGATTTAACTGGTAGGCAATAAAAAGCCCGCTATTACACGGGCCTTAAATAATCAAACCCTCGAAATCTCTTGCTATTAAGCATTGTAGGCGTGGTAATTTGACGCCTCGTTATTCGGTTGTTAAACCTACATTTCGAGCAACCTTCAGAGGGACTCAAACCCTCACCTCACTTTACTAGTCCGGTTAATTACTCCATTCTTTTCGAGTGCGTTCTATCAATTAAACTATGATGGCATTTTATTACGGATTCAAAAATAATCATTACTTTTATAATATGCAAACTCCCCACCCCCGCACAACAATATATTTTCTCCTATTAACTATAGCCGCTCTATGCGCATTGCTGTTTTGGAAGGGGTGTGAGAGGCCAGAGCGACCACTACCTAAACTAATCAACACCGATTCAATAGCTAAATCAGGATATGATCAGGGGTATAAGGTAGCTGAAAAGAAGATTAAAGCAACCGTTCAACACGATACAGTTTATAAGAAATTAGGCGACTGGAACCGCTTTAAATCTAAAACCGATACAATACGCGATACAATATTTAGAGAAGCGGTAGCGACTTGTGACGAGGCTTTAATGGCACAGAATATTTACATTGGCATGCTTCAGGATATATCAGCAGAACAAGACACCTTAATAACCACATGGCGCAACGCTTACAGAGGTGATAGTGCTAATGTAGCTGTACTTAAGGATAGCTGTAAAGTGTTGAATAAGGCGGTTAAACGCGAACGCAACAAGAAGCGGTTATGGCAGGTTATAGCGGGAATAACAACCTTAGCGAACGGCGTGCCGCGTTAATCAATATTCTTGCCAAACCTAACGGTAGTATCTTTATTACCTTCCTTAGCATTCTTAGCGTAAAGTAAAGCATCTCTTACTTGTCGATCATGGCAAGTTATACCTTGACTGCATTTATGAATATTTGACGTGATCCTTAAAGCTTCAATTATATTATCTAACTGAAACTCGTATATTGTTATCTCTTTCATGTTTTCGCAATTTTGTTATAGGTCCAAATTCTTAATAATCTCTTTATTCACGTATTCGAATAAGGCCAAAGCCTCAGTAGTCTCATGTAGATTATCTTCAACTAACTTCTTGCAAAGTGTTTTTCTTTGTTCGAATAAATATTGGATAATTCTATTTCTCGCGTCTGACATAAATGTATCTTCAGGATATTTTGAATTTTCTATCTTAATAGAATAATCCATCATTGCACACCTGCGTATCTTTTCAAAATTTTCTATCATTTGTCCTTGACTTTTCATCCTTCTTTCTCTTGTTTAGGTGTTGGGGTTAATGATTCGCGGTATAGGGTGAGGAGGGTAAAGGCATCCAGTGAGTAACGTCTTCACAAAATGATGCTTGATCTCTAAAAAGAACATCAAACTTTTCATTTTTATAAAAAGCTATAAGTGTTTGCCCTATACTATCAGCAGGATGAACTCTAACCAATACACGTTCTTTGTGTTGCGGCTTTCGCTCATCTTCCACACTAATCCATTTAGCCTCCATATCTTTAACGCATTCGGTGTAGCCTGCTATGAAGCCATGAATGCAACCGTTATTAAATGGGCTTATTTTAGGATATTTTTCCTCAGCAATTTTTTCAATTTCTTCTTTACTTTTCATTCTCATTTATGTTTTATCACCTGTGGAAGGTGGGGTTAATACGACTTATTCAGATAAGGCGTGATAAATAAAATTAAACTCTTCGCTATCCATATCAATAATATAGTCTAGCCAGTTATTTTTAGGGTCCTCTCCTACTGATATAAATTGAGGTCTTTTATATCTAAATGCATTTTTTCTATCAACTTTGTTTAATGCTTCTGTGTAAATTCCTATAAATTTACCCTTAGTCATCGAACCTGATCGTAAAGAATAAGCGTGTGTTTTTATTAATTCTATAAAAATATCATCCATAAGTATTTCAGCTAATGATCCCATATTTTAATGATACCACGGAGTATTACATAGTAAGCACAGAGCTTGTCCTCTGCATTCAATACTTTTTATTAATTTAGGAAAATCACAATTGCACCAAGTTAATCCGCTTTCATCTGTTATTGGTTTTTTCTTACCTTTATTCCAAGGTCTTTTCTTCCATTGTTTCTCCATCACTTCTTATTTTTGAATTGTGGTTGTTTAACCCAATGTTTTATAGCGTGACCGTTAGTTCCTTGCGGCGAATCTTGACAATGGTCATAAACTTCATTCATTTGAGCTTTACAGGCATCGTTCCAAATATCTGCATCTAGTATGTTCAATTTCGCTTTTACAGATTTAAAAATCCTATTAAAACGCACGACATCATAAGTATCGTCGTCATTATGATCTAAACCACATTTTACACCAGCATCGTAAACTGATTTTAATAATTCTCTTAATTTTTCTTCTCTGTTCATGGTTATATTATTTTTGAATTGTTTTAACTACGCCTATTCTATCAGGTTTTCCGGGCTCCATAATAACGGCTAATTCGTATGTGTATGTTTTATCGTTCATATTTATTTCGTTCTAAAACAGTCCTTGTGCGTACTGTCGTGTTTAAGTTTAGTGTTGCATTCGAGGTAGAGGCGTTTGTATAACTGAGTGGAGTCTTTGTATTCATTCCTGTGCGCCTGTTTACCTTGAATTACATTAGCTGTAAATACTGAGAATGAGATAACCGCAACAGCTATACATAGACAACCTGTTATTACCACAAATCCTTTTAGTATTGCTTTCATTTCTTATCGGGGTTAAGTTTATTTTCCTGTATAGTCTTTAGACCATTCATCTAGGATATTATTTAATCTTTTATTCTCAAAATCCAATTCAGCTATACGTTTATCAGATTGCAACCTTAAACTATTTTCTTTTACCCATGCGTCATAAGATTGTTTTATATGGTCTGACTTTTGCTTTACAAGGGCCTCCAATTCAGCTATACGAGCAAGGTTAGAGGATTGGCAGAAATGCAAGTGAGCATCGACATAGGCCATTATTCTACCAAACATAACCGAATTATCTGATATAGATATTAGTCGTTGTTCTAATTCTGGTTTTGTCATTCCTTTACCTCCTTATCTTCTTTGAGGGCTTCCAAAATAGCATCTGCCTGTAATGCGCAAATTCTTATTTCTTCATGAAAGTGTCCGTCATAATTGTAATGGTTTAATAAAGTTTTGGCAGCTGATGAAAGCTGTTTTAAAACATCTGTTAACGGCCATGCTGTATTTAAGTTTAACGCCTTTCTCAACCTATCATTCTTGAGGCGTTCGGCCGATAATATTCTAGTGTGATCTTCTAACATAACTAAATCTCCTTGCTCACTTTCTTTAACTAATGTTAATCCGGCAGCTATATACCGTTTTATCTCTTCGCTCATATCCTTGTTATTTAATTGATTTAATGTAATTTTCAAAAACACCGTCTTTATTCATTCTAGCCTTGCTCCTATAAATCGACAAAGTGTTTATTCCTGCAATGAAACAGTTACGCATTTCTTCTTCGGTGTACAATCTCTGCGTTTCCTCCACAACACTTGGAGACTTGAAATAGAGTTTATGATTACATTGGCATTCTTTAAGTACAGAGCACCACGGAGCGTTATCGCATGCTTCTTTCAAATACACTAAATTGGTTATGTCAAACGGGAGATTAACATGAAACGGCAATGCCATCCTAAGCTTATAAACTTCTTCACTACTACCCCATTCCAATCTCTCCGCGCTGGATTGCCATTCGTTAAACCTGTCCTTTGCGGCCTGTTCATGTTCTTCAAATGAAGGTTTTGCCCAATCGGTTGTAAGAGAATCGTATGGGTAGTATGCCGGCTTCTCTTCCCTGTAACCTAGTACAGCATCCGCCGTTAGAATAATTTGTTTGTATGTTGGGGTCATGGTAAATATTTTATACATAAATAAATACCTAATACAACAGTAACAACACTTGACACAAGTAGTATTACAGTTAATACACTTGGCGAATTATCAAATATATTATAGTCGTATCCTTTTTTACTAGAATCGAAATGTCTTACAATCCATCCAATAATGCTGTATAAAGCGCAAAATGTTAATAGTGTTATCATAATTCTCTCTTACTTTTTGGGGGTTAAAACCTGCGATAAGCATATTCGGTTAATTTTTTAAACGGCGACAATAAATAGATTATTTGCCAAAATTTGCGGTATCTATCAAATCTGTCAAGTCCTCTTGTCATTGCGTTCATTCTAGTAGTTGTTTCAAGTGATTTACTAAAATAAATCTCGTAAATGTAATCTCCACTTTGAGACTGGCCTTTAAATGTGTGGCATGTTATTTCTGTTTTTTCCATCTTTCCTTTACTTTTTAGTTGCGCGTTTGGCTGACTTAGCCCCACGTGTATCTTTTTTGAATTTAGTTTTAGAATCTATAAGACGCTTACCAAAATGCCTTTCAAATGGCATTCCGTTACGCATTCTATATTCTATTGTCTTCTTGTCTACGCCGTGTTTATCGGCAAACTGCTGTATTGTTAGTAGCATATATTAAAAAATTATACTGCAATATTACAACCGTTTTATTCTATTTCCAAATTTATTTTCACTATTCTGGATAATTTAACATTTAACCTATATGGTAAAAATATACATATTGATAATCAATGATTTAACTAAGCTGGTTAAAATAAATTTGTTTTTCATTTAAAGTCAGCATATCTTTACACTCAGATAACAATTAAAACAAACGGGAATATGACACCACAACAAACAATAGACAGCCTCGAAAGAGAGAATGCCAGATTAAGAACTGAGCAGCGTAATGTAGAAATGCAGTTAATGATCTCTAACAAAGAAGTAGATACACTTCGCAAGGATATTAACGAACTTCACAGTATGCTAGAGCGTTACAAAGTATTGACTTCACAATTAGCTAAACCGACTGAGGTATGATCGAACAATACAAATACCAACTGATAACAATCGCGTGCTGCTTGCCATTCGTGTACTTACTGGGATGCTATATTTTAAACTACTTCTTTAAGAAAGATTTAGATTTACGTAAGGCTAAGAAAATGTACGCTAAGGGAAACTGCCACAAGTTTAATGGCGTGGAATACGTTAGATATTATAAGTTTGCCGAGTGGGGTAATCCTATTTATTGCAACTGTGGCCATGTAAGTTGTAAATATTGTAATCCGAAGTAAGATGAGCTACATAACAACGGGCAGAATAAAATCTCAAACAATAAGGGATGCGTTTGATTTATTCTACAGAGTAAAATTTGACTGGTTTTGCACTACTTCTTATAATCAAGATGTTATCTTAAGAATAAAGCAATTTGGGTACTTAGAAAGTAAAGAAAGATCAACCACAAACACAGCAAGATTTGTAAAATATCCAGACGAAGTGTTAAACAAAACTATATATGAGTCATCAACGCATTATGATCCTGACAATATATTAATGTCTGAATCAGAGTACTTAATTTACAGAAATTTAAAAGAGCCGGAAATGGTGGGTAATTATAAGTTTAATCAATAAAAATAAAATATAAAATGGAAGTAACAGGAACGCTAAAAGAATTATTCGAAACTCAAAATGTATCGGATAGATTTAAAAAAAGAGAATTAGTAATAACTACGGAAGGCAACACGCCTTATCCGCAACATGTGTCATTTCAATTGACTCAAGAAAAGTGCGATTTAGTTCATGGATGGCCTTTAGGTATTGAAGTAAAAGCACAGTTCAATTTACGTGGCAGAGAATGGAACGGGCCACAAGGTGTAAAGTATTTTAATACGTTGGAAATTTGGAGAATTGAAAAGGTTGGCGGGACAACGAATAACACAACCGACAACTATACAGCTCCCAAAGTAACGCCCACGGATTACAACGACGACCTCCCATTCTAATGAAACCAACACTACAAACATACATAAACCGCCGATAAGGCATTAAAAATAAAATAAAGATGAGCAAAGAATCAACATCAAGTGGAGGTATAGGATTTACTGGCCTACTTACAATAGTATTTATCGTATTAAAACTTACAAATGTTATAGCGTGGTCTTGGTGGTGGGTATTGTCACCGATATGGATAACTGCATTGGTTTTAATATTAGGTTTCGGAGTATATTACTTATTGCGTAAATGGTAATGACCACAACCGAAATCAAAACAGCCGTCCTTGCAGTGTGCATTGCTTGTGGGGATAGCGAGAGGTGGTATATAGCCGATGTTAGCAGCCACTGGAACGGACAGACTAAGATAGATATTGAGTTTGTAACTAGAGTTACATACGACAAAGAACCTGACCCACAAATTCAAAAAGACCCTGTTGAGTCTACTGGATTTGAAGTGATAGTTGTTGATACTGCCATCACCCTCCCCGACCTAGTAGCAAAGGTTAAAGCAGCAATTGAGGAAATAGAATTAAAACCGATAGAGCATGAATAGAGAAATAAAGTTTGATTAATTTAAATTATCTTATTATATTTGTACTATGAAAATAATAACAGAGTTAGGTTTAAAAAAATCAACAGACGGAAGAAAGTATAAGTTTGCAATATTTGAATGTGAATCTTGCAAAACGAAAGTTGAAAAAATAAGAAGAGACGGGCTAAGCGCTAAATTTTGTAGTCATAAATGCTATGCTGAAAAAAGAGAAAAAAGAGGCGCGTATAAACGAAAAATTATAATTAGCAAATACTACTATATTTATTCCCCTGAACATCCAAACGCAATAGGTACAAAAAAACTTTATATTGCTGAACATAGGTTAGTAATGGAAAATCACATAGGTAGATTTTTAACTAAAAACGAAGTTGTTCATCATAAAGACGAAAACACTTTAAATAACAGCATAGAAAACCTTCAAATAATGACGCCTTCAGAGCACGTTAAATTACATAAAACAAATTCTAAAAGAGAAATAAATGGGAAATTCAAGATATAAATTCAGAGCGTGGTTCGCTAAAGAAAACAGATGGTTAGCCGGGTACGCTCCAGGAAAAGAAGGTTGTAACATCCTAGGAGAAACAATTATTTTAGGAGGTTGGATGTCCGAAGTTAGTATCACTGATTTAAACGAAGTAAAAGTAATGCAATACACCGGCCTAAAAGACAAGAACTGTGTTGATATTTACGAGGGGGATATTGTTAGACTAAACAGATCTGGTTATTTAGGAGGTAATTTCGAAGCTGAGGGAACTATTGAATGGCACTGGCATAAATGGCAATGGAAACGCTCGCCTAAATTTGATGGCGACGAAGATAATGGAGTATATCCAACTTGTGATATCTTCGCCTCACCTACATGGCTAGAAGTAATCGGCAACGTTCATCAAAATCCTGAGTTATTATGAATAGTTTAACGAAAGAACAAAGACACGAGGTTTATAAGGAATCCGTGCAGCACCTTGAAAGTGTTCAGTTTATGTGCTTAGCTTTAAGGTTAGCACTATGGGATATTGGTGTAACTAATTCAAGTTATGGCTCTGCATGGGTTTATTCTTACCTTCCTGAATTTTTCGCTAAGAAGCCAGCAGATGTGGAAGAAGGTGATGCGTGGACGGGATATTCCCTCGAAGACAAAACAGCAATCCTAAAACAATGCATCGATGAAACCCGTTAACCGCCCCCTTACTATCCTATTATGTTGCTTCGTGATTGCAGTAGGTGGTATTGTGTTGGCATTAAAAATTAAAGGAGAGATATGAAACTATTAAACATTACACCAGCGCAAAGGGAGGCTATTAAATTCATTAGTGAGTTTGGATATATTAGCACAATAAATCCGTTTCCTATAAAAAGAAATACATTAACTGCCCTTTATAAAAAAGGTATAGTTGATGTTAAAAATAATAAGATTGACTTAGTGCTTACCAATAGAGGTAAAAATATTGCACTTGGTTTGTAACCCGCCCAACGAAACAACGCGGATTTTAAAGATGTTTCGAGATAAAAGAAAAATTATGACAAATTACGATGTAGTGAAAAAATTGATTGGCGAAATAAGGCCAGTTGGTGACGCTTCAAGAGATCCAAAAATATTAGAAAACTTGAAAGCAATGTGCGAATTACATGCAGAGATTCATGCCGCTATTGATTCTGTAGCTTATGATTTTAAAAATGATAAACAGGGTAGTGTAAAAACAGTATGTGATTTTGCTAATAAATACATAGACAGTTTAGGTATTGCCGATTAACCACCCCCGCTTAACAGCGATTAAAACGAAGAGAGATGACAAAAACATTCTACAGAGTTAACCACTCAGAAACAATGCAAGGTTTATGGTACGACTTTAAGGGTACTCACACCGGATTAATTCACAACGAATTTAATTTTTGCTTAAACAAAGATTTAAAAATGGATTTTGACCCTGAATTAAAAGGATATTTATCTGCAACTGATTCGTTAGAGACTTTATACAATTGGTTTACTAAAGAAGATATTATAAATCTACAAAAGCATAATTATTTTATTCACGTATTCGAAAGTGACGACTATAAATTTTATGATCGGTTTCAACACTTGGTAATAAATCAAAGTAAATCTAAATTAATAGATAAAATAGTTCTGCAATAACTTGCAATCCCAAAACAAATAACCTATATTTGTAAAATCAAATCTCGCTTGATGCCAACAATTAACTTTCATAAACATTGCCTATCCTGGTTGCTGTATGCGTTCTGCCTACAGGCGAGACTTCTGGGATAGGCTTTATATTTTTATACAATGGAAAACAAATTAACAACCGTTCAACAGTTACCACTAGGTGAGCTTATGAACATGGCGAAAGCATTTGCCGAATCAGGAATGTTTGCAGACACTAAAAGCGCAGCGCAAGCTATTGTAAAAATTCAAGCAGGGCAAGAGATTGGAATTCCCCCATTCGCTAGCATGACTGGAATTCATATCATACAAGGCAAGCCAACAATCGGAGCCGGTTTAATTGCAAGTCGCGTTAAAGGTTCTGGTAAGTATGACTATAAAGTAATTCAGCAAGACGAAACAAAATGCAGTATTGATTTTTACCAGAGTAAAGAAAAAATTGGTAACAGTACTTTTACAATCGAAGATGCTAAAAAAGCAGGGACTAAAAACATAGACAAGTTTCCTAAGAATATGCTATTTGCTCGTGCTATTTCGAACGGTGTAAAATGGTATTGTCCAGATGTATTCAGTGGCCCTATTTATGTACCGGAAGAAATGCCAGATGTTGAGCCGCCAAAAGTAGAAGACGTTCCTCACACTGAGGTTTACAACGAATCAGATATACGCGACGTAGTTTTATCAATTGCAGAGTGTGGCGACTTAGAAACGTTGGGTTCTTTTTACAAAGGATTGCCAGTTGATTTACAAAAACACGAAACGGTTAAAGGTGCTGCTGCTGCTAAGAAACTAGAATTTACTAATCCCGCATAGCTATGGAAGAGGTATGGAAAAGCGTAATAGGATACGAGGGTATTTATGAGATTTCTTCTATTGGAAATTTAAAGAGTTTAAATAGAAAAATAAAGCACCGGACCAAAAAAGGCTTTGCAATAAAAAAAGAATTAATTCTTAAATCAACTAATAGCAACGGTTACAAATTATTTATTTTATCGAAGGACGGATTTTCTTCTTCTGTTTCAGTTCACAGATTAATCGCTAAAGCCTTTATTCCTAACCCTAAAAACAAGCCGCAGGTAAACCATATTAACGGAATCAAAACCGATAACAGAGTTGAAAATTTAGAGTGGTGTACTAATTCGGAAAATGTTAATCACGCTATAAATACAGGCTTAATAGTTTTAAGGAAAGGAGAAGGTTCTAGAAATTTTAAACTAACAGATTCAATTGTTCTTGAGATTAGAAGATTATACGAGTCTGGTAGTTTCACGCAAAAACATTTAGCTCATAAATATTCAGTTTGTAAAAAAACAATTAGTAATATAATATGTAGAAAAAATTGGAATCATTTATAAAATTATTTATATGGAATATGTTTTAGTTAGATTAATCCTATCTGAATTTGAGGCTAACAGGTCTCAATTTTCAGAAGTGGAGTATAAAGAGGTATCGATAAAAGATAACTTCTTTGAGGGGGACGCTACCCATGCAGAGCTAAAGAAAGCCAGTATAAAAGCGTATAAATTATTGAAAGAATATGAATTTAAAAAAAGAAATCCATGAAATCAGAAACAAAACACGCATTGGAAGTGATGCAACAGCAGTTAGACGTATTGAAGAGGGGGCTGGGGGAGAGTGAGCCGGAACCAGTAGAAAAATACACCCCCTCTAAAGGTACATGGGTCAGGTCTTTAGAAGTCGAGGGATTGGAATTTTTATTTAATGGCTACCAAAACTTAACCGTAGGATTCAGACAAGGTAAATGGTATGAAGATTTTTATCCTTCGCCGAGTAATAGATATGAACTGATGTCAGCCTCAGAAATCGAAGCGGCTTTGATTAAAGAGGCTGAGAAGAGAGGGTTTAAGGATAAGGTAACGGTAAAAATGCCGGATAATTTTCCTTCAAATGGCGATGATTTTTGTAGAGCAGACTATGCATATGACACTTATAGAGACGCTTTATATGGAGCTATAAAAGGAAATGGCGGGGCTTGTTTATACCATGAAGGCCAGTGGGCCACAATAGTTGCTTACCCACCCCTAACAATAGGCTCCCACGTTGTTGAGATAACTACGCATCCGTTGTATGGTAAGGAGCTGTTTGCGGCGGTTAATGGAGAATCGTACAGTACTGCAACTGTAGAGTGCATGATTGAAGTGGCTAGTATGAAGAAATGCACCGTATCAATATCGGGCGTTACTGTGCCGGTGGAGAAATTAGAAGAGATATTAGGGAGGTTGAAATCATGAGAAGACGTATAGAATTTAGAGTCTGGGATAAGTTAAATGAATGCATGGTTTATTTTGATGCGTCTGGATTTACAGCTAATGACATAGGCGAGTTGAAAAATTCACTTAATGATTATAATGACACGCATATTTTAATAAAAGAACCTTTAATGCAATTTACCGGACTATTCGATAAGAACGGCAGGGAAATATACGAGGGGGATATTGTTAGACACATGGGAAAATTTGATCATGAAGTGATTTATAAAAACGGGTCGTTTGGATATCAGGGGTCTATGCCTGATGACGTTATATCTTACTTTTCAAATGGATTTAATTTAGGGTTAAACGATGGTCAGCTTTTTAAAGTTGAAGTGGTTGGTAATATTTACTTAAAAAAGTATAAGTTATGAATTGGATAAAAAGATTATTCGGAATTAAAGAAAAAAAGAAACCTGAGTTAGAGGATTTTTCAAGTAAAAAATACAAAGGGTGTAGTATATTGACTCAAGGCTATAGCGGCCCAATGATCAGAAGTTATGATAAAAAAGGAAACTTAAAATCTGAGCACCCTTATAACGGTTATGATTACCCTGGTAGAAATAATTATGATCCTATAACAGATCCGCTAAGTCCAATTAACCCTTTAAATCCATTAAGTCCTTTATGGGTAGGTAATGATAACAATGAAGGTTATTCGCATCACAATTCGAGTAGTGATAATACACCTAGTTACGATGCTCCTAGTCATTATTCTCACGACTCTAGCGATTACAGTTCGCCTTCTGACTCATCAAGTTATGATAGCGGATCTTCTTACGATTCAAGCAGTAGCTCGGATAGTTCATCTTCTGGTGGTTCTGATTGGTAACCCTTGCGCGGGTGGAATTAATTTTGTAGGTTAACCGAATGCACACAATACAAATTAAGCCACTCAGTGTTAATGAAGCGTGGCAAGGACAACGTTATAAGACGCCAAAATACAGGGCATACGAAGCCGCCACTCTTTTAATACTACCAAAGATTACAATACCTGAAGCTCCTTATTCGATAAGTATTGAGTTAGGATTCAGTAATAAACTTAGCGACCTGGACAATCCCATAAAAATGATATTGGATATTTTACAAAAGAAGTATTTGATAAACGATAGGGATATTTACCAGCTTGTTATTACTAAAAAAATAGTTTCAAAATCACAAGAATATTTTAAATTTAATTTGGAAACTTTGAAATAATTATTTACATTTGTAAAACATCGTCTGGAAGCGATAATTAAGATTTTACTCGATTAAGCCTTTTACTGCGTGTCTTCCAGCACAACGTTTAAGGCTTTTTCATTTAATAGACATCACACATGAAGACTTTCATTAACGTATTCAGAGAATACAAGAACTTCCGTTCTATGAACTCAAAGTTTGTTTGGAATCCAGAAACAAAACGCTGGTTAACAACTTTCCAATTTTCAACAAAACATATTACCTCACGCGGACTGGAGGTTGTTTGTGGCTAAAGATTCTTATTGGTTTAAGCACGATTCAACGGCGGGCCGAGGAACGCGCATGCGTAAAATGACCTTCATTTATGGGCATTGGGGCAAAGGTATTTATTGGGATGTTATAGAAGTTTTAAGGGATCAGGACGGTTATTGTTTCGAAAGTGACGATATTTCCCTGCAAATGTTGGCCGACATAATTGGCTGCAAAGACCCTGATAAATTCCAGAATTGGTTTAAAGACTGTGTTAAAATTAACTTACTGCAACTTGACGGTAAAATGTTTTATTCTGAGGTTTTGAATGAAAACATGGAAATTTGGGAAATTAAGAAAACCAATGGTAGCAAGGGAGGTAGACCAAAAAAAACCGAAACGAAACCTAAACGAAACCAAAGCCATAACCTAAACGAAACCATAATAGAACAGAATAGTATAGAACAGAATATAACAAAACAAAATAAAGAAAATTTGATTGATATTTTTTTTAAAGATTTTCCAAATAGTTCTGACTTTGAAAGTTTATTAAGACGAGGTTATTCCAGAGAACAACTTTTAACACAATTGGATATTTTCAGAAAGCATTCGGAATTATCTTACCCAACATTTCAGAAATTTACAAGCCATTTCAAAAACTGGTTAGTTAAAAACCCTCCTAAAGATCCAAACACCTTAAAAATGGTATATTAAAAATTATGGACACAAAAGTAATTAACCCCGAAGATAAAAAGGAATACACTATAGAACTTAACAAGGCAGGTGAAAATACAATACTTTGCCCAGTATGCTCAGAGCACCGTAAAAAGAAAAACCTTAAGTGTTTTGGATTTAACGTTAAGAAGGGAGCTGGTAAATGTAACCATTGTGGAGTTGTTTTGGTAGCCGTTCAGGATAAACCGGAATACATTCCAGTTAAAGAGTACAAGATGCCAGTTTGGAAAAACAAGACAAATCTTTCAAATAATGCCGTACAATGGTTCGAAAGTAGAAAGATAAGTCAAAGTACCTTAAATGAATTTAAAGTCACTGAGGGGTCAGAATGGATGCCTCAGAGCCAAAAAAACGAGGGGACTATACAATTCAATTATTTTAGACGTGGCGAACTGGTAAATGTTAAATACAGAACCCGTGATAAACACTTCAAAATGTACAAAGATGCTGAGCTTATTTTTTACAACCTCGATGCAGTTTTGTCGAATGACGAGATTATAATAGTTGAGGGTGAAATGGATGTACTGGCACTCGCTCAGTCGGGTTATAAGAATGCCATATCAGTTCCGAATGGATGTAGTGACAAGGGTAAAATTAACTTAGACTATCTCGATAACTGTATCGATTGGTTCGACGACACACACCGTTTTGTCTTAGCTTTGGACAATGACCATGTAGGAAACAGACTTAAAGATGAACTTGCAAGGCGTTTAGGTTACGAAAATTGTACTACCGTAGTATTTAAAGATTGCAAAGATGCGAACGATTGCCTGATTAAATACGGCACAACTGGAATAGAGGACGCATTAAACGAGAAAAAAGAATTTCCAATTGAGGGGGTTTTTAACGCCAACGACATAGAGTCAGACATTATGAACTTTTACAATAACGGTCTACCTTCAGGTGACGGTATTGGAATGGGAGAGTTTGATATGTTTCTTAAATTCCAGCCTGGGTACTTAACAACCATTACCGGAATACCTGGACACGGTAAATCTGAGTTCTTAGACTTCTTATTATGCCGTCTTAACGTTTCTCACCAATGGAAAACAGCACTTTACTCTCCAGAGAATCACCCTTTAGAACTTCACTTTAGTAAGTTTGCAGAGAAAATAACAGGTAAATCTTTCGAAGGTCCAGACCGAATGAACCCAAACGAGCTTAAAGAAATGATCGAATACCACGCTAACAACTTCTTTTTTATAAACCCTAAAGATAATTTCACACTCGATACAATCCTAACAGCGGTTAAATCTTTGGTTCGTAAAAAAGGCGTTAACTCTTTTGTTATCGACGCATGGAACAAATTAGATCACCAATATACCACAAACGAAACTAAGTATATTTCAGAGCAATTGGATAAAATAACCATGTTTTGTGAAAAAAATAAAGTGCACTGCTTCTTAGTTGCTCACCCTACCAAAATACAAAAGGATAAACAAACCGGAGCTTATGAGATCCCAAATCTTTATAGTATCTCGGGTTCGGCAAACTTCTACAATAAAACCGCCAATGGAATCACAGTCTATAGAAACCTTCAAACTCTACAAACTGAGGTTTATATTCAGAAAGTAAAGTTTAAACATTGGGGACAAACTGGATGCGTTCAATTTGGATGGGATAGAATCAACGGGCGTTACTACAAAGGCACTCCAAACTATCACAACTGGATAGGCTACATTACGCCTGAGACTAAGCCTATAGAGGATAATAAGCACTTTTTAGACGAGGCGAAGATACATTCGGATGATGGTGAAGATGTACCATTTTAACTTAAAATTAAAAAAATATGAGCGAATTACAGTTTTTAAAAATGCAATACCCAATTACTGGAGAAACAACTTTTGAAGGCAATGGAATAAGATTATCACTTTACCGAATGTTTCCAACAAGTAAAGATTGGTTCTTTAAAATTAACGAAATTGACTACAGAGGTAGTTTTACAGTATGTAGAAACCTTATGTTAAAACACATCTATTTAACAGGTCATTAGTTAAAAACCCACTATCCTACGCGTAATGTGTTAAAATTGTTAAATATTATGATAATGTTTGCGTAATCAAAACTAACGTTGTATATTTGTATCAGATAAAAACAAACAGATATGGAAACAGTAGTAAAATCAAAACAAGAAATAAAAAAAGAAAAAATTATTGAGGCTAATGAATTATTGAAAGTTTGTCCAAAAGAACAAGCAAAGCTAAAAAAACAATTAATAAAGTTAGGGATACTATGAGCGATAAATACACATTAGACTTAATAGAATTTGCGGTAAAGCAAAAAAAAAACAAACAGCAATAGAAAGTGAGTTAGGTAATACTGAAAAGGAATCAGTAGACTTTTGGAGAGGACAGGCGAATGCGTTTACAGAGGTTTTATCACTAATAAAAAACATGAAATGAA